CGTGGATGTTGCCTGAGTACGGCGATGTGATTTCAGCAAGCGAAACCGATGGCGAGGGTATATATACCATACCACTCTACGCACTAGACGAGGTGACGAAATGAACCTTAACCAAGGCAAGTTAGCCCAAGGTTTGACAGATGAAATGCTTGCGCTGATACACCAATACGATGAGTCGCTGTACTTAGCGACTGTGTTGGGTGTGCTTGAAATCGTGAAAGCGCAATTGATTACTGACCATTTAGACGAGGTGACGAAATGACAGACCGTGAACTGCTAGAACTTGCGGCGAAAGCTGCGGGATGGTCTTGTTGGCAAAGCAAACACGGCTATTTAAATGTGACCGACCCCCATGACAATAAACACGTCTGTTGTCGAGATTGGGTTCCATTTGATGCGTACAGCGGCGAAAAAACCAACGAACCAACGTTGCGTGACGCTGTTGCAGAACTTGGTTGGAACCCCCTCATTGATGACGGTGATGCTCTGCGACTGGCGGTGAAGTTGCAACTTGATGTTTGCCCGTATGTTTATTTTAACGAACGCTGCCAACTTCCTGCCGTTTCAAAACTCAGAAAAACTGCGGACGGCAGTTGGTTGGAAGAAAAGGTTTCTCGATTCCCTGAGTACAGCGAATCGTTTGTTAAACATGATCCTTACGCCGCAACACGCAGGGCAATCGTGAGAGCAGCGGCAGAGATTGGTAAATCTATGGAGGTGACGAAATGAGCCGTGCAATTATGCAGCAAGCGTTGGATGCTTTAAAGCCAATGAAAGATTCTCGTGACGATACTGCTATTCAAAGAGCCATCACAGCCCTTGAAGCAGAGTTAGCCGAGCCTGAGCAAGATAAGCCTTTGAAATTGTCTCCAATGTACGAATATGGGCATATACATGATGCCGCACAACCTGAGCAAGCGCCTAAATTAACTGACGCAGGTGCAGATACAAATATAGACCCATTTACGTTATATCCCAAGGGGTCTGGCATGGTGACGTTGAATCAGGTTGGTATGCGTGTAGATTTGAACGCACCACCACGCAAGACGTGGGTCGGGCTGACGGATGATGAAGTTTATGAAATCGCAAACTTTTGCAAAGACCAGCCATTTAACTTTTATGCAAAAGAAATTCAAACCAAACTAAAGGAATTAAACACATGAACCATGAAGTCGCAATAAACATAAATGGCGTAGTCGTTGACGTGATCAGCCATCCTGAAAAAATCACGTTTGAGAAAGGTGAGCAGTTTGAGGCAGAGATGGCAAATAAGCAGAAAGTAATTGTCGATGATAAGGTCATCACCACGGCAGAGAATCGCCGCGCATGGATGCACACCAAACTGGATGCGTGGATTGATGGGGTAAAGGAATGAACATTCCCCACCAGCTAGGCGAATGGATGCTCTACTTCTACGGCACAATCGTTTTAATTTTATGGATATTTAAAAAATGAAAGAACTAACCGATTTTCAAAAGAAATTCTTTGCCCGTGGCACAGGCGCTACGCTGTTCACGCAGGAAGAGTTCGATAACGCACTAGCGATTGCTCGTGCAGAGATCATGCAAATTGCAATTGACACGACCAAGACCGCCATCGCAATCGAGCGCGACGAGTGCGCAAAGCTCGTTGACGTGATGCGCAAAGGCCTTGAAGGCACCGACACCCCGATGGTGCTCGACGTGGCGCTTGAGCAGCTTGCATCACAAATTCGCAACAGGACCAAAAAATGAGCGACTTACCTCAATTTGTAGTACCCAAAAACATAACCGTGGGTCAGGCCCTACAGAAGACCGGCCGGGCTACGGTTAGCGCATTGGTCAAGCTAACAGGCAAGGACATAAAGGTGGTGCGAAGCGCACTTAAAACTTTATACGTGAGTAACAAGGTTCACATCGGCAACTACGAGTTAAGCAAGCGCGGCAAGCTGTCGCAAGTGTGGGTGTGGGGCGATGGCGATGATGCAAAAGAGCCTGTCATTAACAAGCAAGACTTCATACCCCGCCTTGATGAGGCAGCAGCATGGTTAAGGAACCCGATATGAGCACAGCAAACGAACAGCAGGTAGGCGGCTCGCACTACGCCACCAAGGCCATCCAGCCGTGGGACTACATCGTCGGCAACAACCTCGGCTACCTTGAGGGCAACATCGTGAAGTACGTCAGCCGGTGGAAGGACAAGGGCGGTGTTGAGGACCTCAAAAAAGCGCGGCATTACCTAGACAAGTTAATTGAGGTGAGTGATGAATGACGACGAGCTAATGAAGCTGTACGCCGGCATGGCGATGCAGGCCCTCATAACGGCCGCTAAGGTGCCTTGGGATCTGATCCCGCAGTTGGCCAACGAGATGGCGCAAAAGATGATCGCGGAACAAGGGAGCACGTAATGGCGGGATATTCGCTATCGCTGATTAAGCAGATCAACGACACAGCCTTCACGCCGTTCACACGCTTGGCCATGAAGGCCATCGAGCGTGACGTGAGCATCGTGGATATTGCCGAGCATCTCGGTGTATCACGCACCGCGGTGTACGCGTGGTTCTTGGGCAAGTACACCCCAAGTGATGATAAATTTACCAAACTGGAGAAATACCTTGAACGAATGTGAAAAGGCATACAAAGACTGGCTCAAATTGCTAGAGCATCTCAACGCCAACGATTTACTCGAAGACCCCTACAACATCTGGCTTACCGCGTGGGAGCAGGCTACGGTATTAAAAACCGAGCGTCTCGCGGGTCGCGTTCCAAAATCGGGGTAATGGCCTTAGAGTATTGATTGACCAATGAGCGCCCAACAGGGATGGCGCTCATTGCAGCACCTGCGCCTACGGCGTACGGATTTCCGCTTAGCATGAGTGCACCACCTGCACCGCTTAATGCGTTCATTGCAGCTTCCGTGTAATTAGGCTCTTTTTGCTTCATCTGGTGTTGCGTTTCGGCAACTGCTTTTACAAGATCATGGCCGGCTAATGCACCACCTGCGATTGGTAGCAGAGGTCCGAGCGTCTTGGCAATCCCTCGGCCAACTTGCGCGAGCGGGCCGGGCCGTTGAGCTTCAAGACGTGCAAGCTCTTCTGCCGTCTGTGCAGCAGTGTTTGTTGCACCCTGATAGGCCGTCTGCGCTCTGGCAAACTCTGCTGGCGCGTTGCCTGTTAAATTTAACCAATGAGCATGCGCTGTTGCGCGAGCGGCTTGAGCATCGTCATGTGCTTGCTGTGCAGCCTGTAGCGCCCGTATTGCAGGCACCTCTTCATTAGCTATCCGTATGGGCAATACAAAGTGCTCGCCGGCGCGGTACCCGGGCGTAGCCTGCAAAGTTCGATTGTGCGCATAAGCCGCTTCCATGCTTGGCTGCATACTTGCTTCTAAAGAAGTCAGCAAGGGCGTCATGCCTTGGCTTGTATTTTTACCGGTTGCCCAGTTAACCACCGGCGTGCGCTCAACAGGCGTGCCATAGGGCCGCGCGGCAGCCTGCGCTGCAGCTAACCGTTGTGCGGCCTCTTCAGCCGCCGCGGTTGTGGCACCAAGGTTAGCGTGCGCGATGTCCGTAGCAGTGAAGTACGGAAGTTGTTGCGCGCGATAATTGTTTAAAGCTGATGTCACGCCGGTCTCGGCTTGCAACGCGGCCTCGCGCGCTGAGCTAAGGCCGGGCGGTCCAAACGGCGCGGGCGGCCTATTACGGACTGTTCTGAGTAGTTCTTTGGCCACGCCAACGGAAGCACCTGCCGCTGTCGGGGCTAAGTAATCACCGGTCGCTTCCTCACGCTTAATCTCAGGCGTAACCTTGGGCATTGTGCCAAGAATATCATCAAGTGAGGGTAAACCCTTAGTATCAGGTTCTACTTTTTTAACAGGTGCCAATACTTCATCAAGAGTTGGTAATCCCATTATTGCTCACCTATCACAGTTCGATACAAGTTACTAAAGTGGCTATTGACTTGATGATATCGCGATTGAGGGTTGTCTGGATCAAAGAATGTTTCTAAGCCCGAACCTTTATTCTTTTGTTCAAACTCAGTAAAAGCTTTATATATTTCAGCCCGGTGGCGGTTTTGAACAAGCGCGCGTTTTACATAGTCTTCAACAGCCTTTACGGTATCGTCCATGCTTGCCAACGGTGCTTGCAATAACTTATCCTCATTGTTGCTGATGGTGCCCGGAATCGCAGCTTTATTAGCCATCGCAGCGGCAAAGAATTGTTGCGCCAAGATCATACGTGCACGTTGGTAATCAGTGCGTTCGGTGTCTTCCATCTTAGCCAAAATATATTCTTTGACCGGTAAACGAAGCGAGCCAAAACTGCCAAGGGGTATACCCTCATTGATGGCCGTGTTCACGATATCGCGGATATCATTATTGTTACGCAGGATATCAAACACTTTTGGACTACGCGCGGCAATTTTAAGAAGGTCTTGTGCATCAGCGGCCATTGTGTCAGTTGTATTTGGCCTAAAAGACAAAATGGCTGCTCGTGTTGGTTCGGCTTCTTTACCACGAGCCGCCAAATTAACACTTGCACGTTCGTTTTCTTTTAACGCAGCTTCTGCTAAAAACTTACGTCTTTCAGCACCACTCAAACGACTTAAATCCGTTGTGATTTTAGTGACCGGATCGGTGTAGGAGGTTGCCTCGTTCGGTGCAGGTGCAGGTGCCACAGCAGGTGCAGGTGCAGGCGCAGGTGCAGGTGCCGCAGCAGGTGCCGGGTGCGTTGTCGTACCGTGAAAATCAGACTCCTCGCCGGGAGCTCGTACAGGCGGTGTGCCCATAGGAACTGTCCCCGGTGCACTTGGTTCGGGGTTTACAACCGGGTTAGCGCTTGATGTTGTTACGTTAGGACCACCCAATGATTTAAAGTAATTAGCAGCTCCGGGGATTCGATCGTTAATTTCAAAAATACTCATCCCTTCTTTTCTTAACTCCATTGCAGTGTTAATCAACTGCTCTTGCATTTTCATTTGTTCTGTAACAAAAGTGCGTAGTTTTGGATTGTTTACGAGAGCAGCGTGAGCTTGTGCCAGCTTAGGCATTAAACCAAGATCAATCCCGCCAGCTGTCGATTGCAGCCCTGCTATTGCATCACCGGGTGACTTGTTAAATATTTTCCCAACAATATCAAGCCCCTGAGCTTCTTTAGCCACTTCGTACTTTTGCCCTGCTAACTGAGCACGCATCTGGGCAATCGGTAAGGCGCGTGCTTCTTCCTCTTCACGTTGCTTGCCGACAACATCCATTGCACGTCCGAAAGCTTCGCCAGCATTACCCGTGCGACCCGGATTGGCTAACGCGCCAGCAATTTGAAACCAGTTTGTACCACCACGATTTTCAAGCGCTTTTAATTGGGCATCAATTGCTTGGTTATATTTAGCAAGCGCCTCTTGGTCAGTGCTGATACCTAACGGAGGTGCCATCACTCCACCTGATAACGGCGCGCCTTTAACTTCTGTGACCATGATTTACTCCTTAAATTAAGCGCCGTTGATTATGGATGCAATGTCACCCTGCAAAGGATTGCTTGCACTACCACCGACGTTGTTTGAGCCGCCCAAACCGCTAAGCCAACTGCCTAAGTTCTGCGCAACTGTATTGCCGCCACCAGTAGGCGTAGTAAACAGCCCGGTAATGCCTGCACCAAGCGATGCGACCTGTTGCAACGGCGAAGACTGATACGCGCCCGGAATCGGACCCGTATAGGTAGACGACACAGACGTTGGGATCGTGAACCCCTTCATCAACGCTGCTTGTTGGGCTGCGACCTGCAACGGGAACAATTGCTCGTTCTGAGCGATTTGCTGCTGCTGACCGCCCATCGTGCTCAATGCATTCACGTCGCCCATGCCGAGCTGTTGCGTCGTGGTGCCCAAAGCACCCATCTGGGAGCCGCCGGCCATTTGACGTTGCAGATCAGCTTGCGCTTGCGTGATTGCGTTTTGATAGCCGCTTGCGAGCAAGCCTTGTTGCTGACCGCCTAAGTTCTGCAGAGCACTTGTGATGTTCTGACCGAGCACATTAGCGCCGCGAGTTGAACCGAATTGACCACTACCGACAGCGCCTGCTGTGGCTTGCGGGGCAAGCGTGTTTTGGATGTTTTGCATCCCAAGACGCCCCGCCTCGTCCACGACGCTGCCGATGTAGGGGTTCATGTACTGACCCGCTAAGCTCGGCGCAGCAGTCGTCGCAGCATTCATCGTGAGCGCGTTAGCAGCGTTTAAGTCTGGCTGATAGTTACCCACGTTCGCAGCAGTCTGATCAAACGCTTGTTGCTGCAGAGGCTGCGCACCGATGTATTGAGCATTGGCACCCGCTTGCGTGCTCGTGCCTGCCAAGTTGTTCAGGTAATCCATGTACCACGCGGGAGCGGCGGTTGCCTGCTGTTGCGTAGTCGTGATGTTAGGCAGCGCCGCGCCCTGAGTGAACGAGCCACCAGTAGGCGTGGACGGCGTACCCAGCGATGGGGGCGTCACATAGTTAGCGGGTGCTGCTGTGAGTGCTGGATCAGCCATAATTATTTCCTTTACTTAAATTTTCTTTCGCATGCAAAATTTGCAAATTCCAAGGCACATGTAAGCCCGATACTGTCTTGCCTTGTAGTGGGACAATATGATCAACGTGATAAAACTCACCAACCAATTTCGAGACCTCAGCCGCTTCCCAATAAAACTGACCAATTTGCTTATGGTGTTTTGGTGTCAACCAAAGCGGAGTGCGTTGTAATTTTGCTGCGCGGCGTTTAGCAGTATCTGCATTTTTTTGCTCTGGATGCTCACTCGCCCACCGTCGTTTAACAATTTTTGTGTTTTCATGGTCAGGATTGGCTATACGCCATTGGGCTGCATTGATGCGTGAATATGCACGATCTTGTGCTTTTTTTTCGGGAGATCTTTTTAATCTTAACTGTGCGGCTTTTAAACGCACGCACTCCATGCAACTGCCACTGCTCACAAGGCGCTTTTCAATATGTCCGTTTTTGCATTCTTTGCCAGTAAAGTAATGAACTTCACCACGCAACTTCGCCTCATGGCGCAAGCCACGATTGTGAGCAATACGCTGTGCGGGCAAAGACATGTACGGCAATTTGTTCATTTCATACCAACTTTTTTCATGGCCTCTTGCATATACATCAGCGGTGACGCCTTAGGGGGTATTTTATCCTTTGGGGCTGATCTTGTGTGCTCCCGCAATGATTCCCTAAAAGCATCCAACAATTTAGCCCCTGCATCACTAGAGCCATTTCCTAATGTCGAAACTGAGGAACTATCAAACACGAACTCGCCGTCGGCGAGCATTGCGGGAATATCATCAGACTGCCCATCGCCGCGACCCTTGACGTAGTGACCAGTTGCGCCCGTGATGAACTCAGGAATGTGCTCACCCTCGCCACCGTCGTGCGCTTGACCGCCCTGAGCCATTGTGCCCGCGCCTAGACTTGCGATACCTGTGCCAGCCATAGCGAGTGGGTTCGTGCCCGAGCCTTGGTAGAGCCAGTCTGAGCCTGACTTTTGACCTGTGGGGATGACAGGGATACCGGGCGTGGGTTTACCTAGCAACTGACTGCCCGCAAATGTCGTAGGATTGCCGCCTGACGTGTCTTGACCGTAAGTGAAGTAGCTAGGTGCTTGGCGTTTTTGCAACACGTTGTAGAGGCTTGGGTCAACGCCTGCGATGCCCTGCTGCATCTGCGCAAGCTGTAACGGTGAGCCGCCCTGCGCTGCATGCACAGGCGCTAACTGCTGATATTTATCGTAATTTTCAAATGGGTTGTATTCGTTCACGTTTACACCTTGCAGAAATGTAGCTTGTAGGTTGCCGGGCAGTGCGCCGACCGTTTCGCCTTGAGTGCCGGCGCCTGAGTACGAGTAAGACGGCTGCACGACTGGAGCCGCGGTAGTCGCTTTAACGCCACCCGTACCCGCGCCGCTCGTGCCAGTGCCTGAGCCACCGCCTAGGCCTATGCCTAAGCCATCGCCTGAGCCCTCGCCTGTTCCCGTGCCCGCGCCCGGACCCACTCCCGTGCCAGTGCCTGTGCCCAAGCCGCCGATGTTTGTGCCCGTTGAGCCGCCGATGCCTGTGCCTGCGAGTGCCGCGCCCGTTGCAGCGCCTGTTGTAGCGCCAGCACCTGTTGAGGTGATGCCCGAGCCTGTGCCCGTTCTTGCAGTCGTTGACGCATTGGTGAGCGCAATGACGTCTGAGGGCGAGAGCCCCGTGGCGTCAGAGATCTGTTTGACACCCTTGGCTGTGAGTGAGCCGTCGGGGGTGACTAAACCGCTTGCGACTGCTTGCGCGGGAGATGCGCCAAGTGTTGTCGAGTTAAACACCAAGCGCTGAGTAGCAATGATGATATCGTCAGCGGATAGCTCCTCAGCGCTTGCCGCTTGAGAGACAATGTTCTGAGCCTCGGCAAAGGATGCAGCACCTGCGGGCGACACGGCACCTGGTGCGCCTTCGTTACCTGCTGCTGCACCACCTTGCGTGCCTAGACCGCCTGCGGGCTTAGTGTCACCCGATGATGACGAAGACGCAGACGCTGTGGGTGTTGTAACAGGCGCAGCGGGCGTCAGAGGGGGTTGTGGCGTAGGTGTTGGCGCGGTAGTAGGCGCTGCTGTTAAGGGCGGCTGCTCTAACCAAGCAACTTGCTTTGATTGATCGTACAAATCCTTAATAATGTCATTTGGGCTAACGCCCATCTCATTGATCTGATACGCAATCGTGTCGGCTTCTTGTACTGTTGGAGCGCGACCGTAGAAACCTTTGTAAGCGGCTTCGGCCAATGCTGCGGGATCCTGAGCATATTTTTCTATGCTCTGGAATGTGACAGGTATGCCTTCTTTCTGCAACGCCGCCACAGCAGGATCGTACGCTTCTTGCGCAAGTTTAGGACCCGCTATCGCATATAGATCATTGATTGTCGACTGATTGCTTGTACCACTATCGCTAATGTTTGCTTGATTTTCTAAATATTGAGCAGCCCATTGACGATATTCGGGGTCATCTATGGTAACGGGCGCGTAACCATGAGCAACAAGGACTTGATTATATTTAGCAAGCGCTTCATCACCAGTGCCAGAAATATTTACTGTCAAACCGTCATTGCTTGGCACAGGAACAGGGTTTACATCGCTTGTCGCGGCACTTGCAGTAGGTGCTAAAGGCGCACCAACAGTCGGATTTTGTTGAAAGCCAAGCAACGCCTGCGCCATGCGCTCCGAATCACTTTGATTCACAGCCTGCTGAATCAGCGGCGGTGTCACGACATTATCAACAGTCTTTGGCGTGTTCTGATCAATCGCATTTTGCACCAACGGCGGCGGCACATTGCGATTCATCGCATCTTGCGCATCTTGCTGAAATACACTGTTAACAACGTCAGGCTGAGTCGCTGTATCTAATGGCGTTCCTGCTATTGCTTTATTTGACCCCTCGACAGGCAACGCCTGAGCGTTTGTAATGCCTGTCTCATATTTGATTGAATCAACAGTCGATGAAATCGTGTCATTTATACTAGCTTTGATGTCCTGCACGACTTGACTATTGCCAATCATGCCCGCAACGCTGCCCAAGCCTGAGTTGACTGCGCCCATGAGCGCAGCGGTGCTTACGTCGCCGCCTTTGATGGCAGTGATGATAGAGCTTGAAATTGCTGAGTTAACAGCTTTTTGAACGCTTGGGTCAGTAATTCCCGCCCCATTCAAGATGTCAGAAGTGCTTGAAGGAATAATGTTCGAAACCGTAGCGGTTAAAGCGCCGCTTAACGCCGCCTGCACGGGGTCTTTACCCGTCGCTGCTGCCGTTGCCGTGGCGACAGCCGTTTGCGCGCCAATCTGAGCGAGTGTGCCACCACCTAACAAGTCAGCGCCCGCAGCGCCTGCACCGCCTGCTACAGCGCCTAGAGCGCCCGCTTTTAAGATATCTGTTGGGCTACCGCCTTGTGCAGCGGTAACAGCGGCGTTGATTGCAGCGCTCTTTGCAGCAGCCGTAGCGGCAGCACTAAGATTCACACCACTTGCGGGTATTTGCATCTCTGCGGGCAATAAATCTGCGTTCATTAAGCTACTAGCGGCGGTATCAGAGAGTGTGCCTGCGGTAAGCGCATCACCGCCCGCAGTCAATGCTGCGCCCGCATCGCCTGCGCCTATAGCGCCTGAGCCACCTGCAAAGCCTAATTCACCCGCTGTTGCGCTTTCTAATGCGCCAGCGCCAATTGCTTCAGGCGCTAATGCACCAGCGGTAGCAGCCACCGCAGCAACTAAAGCGCCTGCCTTTAAAAAGTCTTGGAAGTTATGAGTATCAGTCTTGGCTTGAGCTAAATCGGTTGTAAAACCTGTTGGTATTTGTGAAGCATCGTTCCAAGTCCAATTGCCCGATTGAACGGCTGTGCTTGCACCGCCAACGGGAGCGATTGTTCCGTAAGAGGCAACGGTTTGCCCCGTTGTTGGGTCAATAAATGAGGTTGGTACGCCCTCGTAATTTGTAGAGCCGGGCACATACCCTTGGCTCTCATAGTATTGAGCGCCTGTTGTAAAGCTGTTCGGATCGCCGGGCGTGTTCGCAAAAGGCACACTGCTTGTCGCAGCAGATGTTGCCATGTCTCTTGCGACATTATCAATGCTGCTGCCTGCATAATTATTGACTACGGAAGCCACAAAATCAGGCGGTGCTGGAGCGTTAAACAATTGTTGATATGTTGCAGCAACGGACTCTGGCGTTACTGCTTGTTTTGCTTGTGCAGCTGCAGTAATAACGTCTGGATTGTCATAGTAGGTATTGGCATACAAATTTGGATCATATGTACCGTCAGTAGGTGCAGCAGTAGCAGCAATCGCTGTCAATGGCGCCACAGGTGCGGGGGCGGGTGACAGCCCCATCGATTGACCTTCAGGACTAGATGCAAGTGTGGCACGCATCTGCTCACCAGTCATACCTGCGTTCAGCGCGGCAGTAAAAGACGCCATACCGCTCGGGTCAGCTTGCCTGCCAAAAGTCTGCTGATAAATATCGTTAACCGTTTGAGTCCAGTCCGTCGCAGCAGGTGCAGCCGCTAAAGGTGCGGGAGCAGGTTCTGGGGCTGGAGCGGGGGCGGGTTCTGGAGCGGGTGCAGCCGCTGGTTCTGGAGCAGGTGCGGGTGCAGCAGCGGCAGCAGTCCAACCGCCTTGCCCGTCAGGCACAACTGCACCTAGACGAGGATCAGAAACCTCATCGCCAGTGGCAATCCAATTACCATAATCGTCATAGCCCCATAGCCGCAGGCTACGACCACCAACAGGTGTACCACGCCCTTGAAAGGCGTTAAGCGGCAACATCCTGTCTAATGCGTATTTCATGGCTCTATGCTCATAATACCGACGAGGGACGCCGCCCAATCTTGCCAGTTGTCAAAGGTGCGTGTGTCAGGAACGTTTGAGTTCATAAAGTAACCAATCCCCGCCATGCCGTCAGCCCACTCGCGCCATCTATCCTCAGGCAACGTGCCCAATTGTTGCGGCGCAAACAGCTCAGCCATGAGCGCACACCATGAATCCCATGTCTGACCGCGAGGATCGTACGTCAACATTACGGATTTCCTGTGCTGCGCATATCGCCAACGTCTGCTGAGAGCAGATTCAAGCCACACTCATAGTTGCCATTGACGACGTTGCTCTCAAAGCGCAGGCGCATCTCGCGACGCTGCTCACGCATATCAATCTTGAGCGTAGTGGGCGAGAACACATACGGTCCGGTAGTCACGTCCTCGTCATTTGCGTAGCCCTTACCCGTCACATATAAATTCATGTCGCCTGATTGCACAAAGTCAGGCTCAACCCGCTCGAGCCGGATCCAATTGTTCATGCCCACGGGATCGTTTTGGTTCGGACCACCATTCACCCAACCTAGACTGTTGGTCTCAATGTAGCTCTGAATTGCGCTTTGTTGGCTTAAATTCACGAGGTCAGTGCCCGACTCATGCTGCCAAAGGGTGTATGTACCCGAGCTATTAGTCTCGGTGCCTGCCCAGATTGGCTTGCGGAACACCTCGGAGAACGTGCCCGCTGAACGATTAGCGCCACGAGCTTCGCCCGCGTCGTACCAGACTTGATCGCGCACATTGTAAATAATTGCATCCGTGCATTCTGTTGCATCGCCTTTTGGGTAGAACCACCAAATCTCGCCCCAACGAGGGATTTTTGTTGCCCATACTTTTTGACGCTGGTCGTAATTCAGGTTATCAAAAAAGTAATTCATGCACATCGTGTTTTTAATTTCTTGCACGACGCCGTTGTACGCTAAAAAACGATCTACGCCACACCAGTAAAAGATGCCATCGTACTCAATAACGCTTGACGATGACAAGATTGAGCTCTGGCTCGTCACGATGTCATAACGCCAATAAATCGTGCTCGTGCCAACCGTTGTGGGCGCGTAGCTTACGCGAATGAGCGAGTCAAGCGACCAAAAAAGCCCTGAAGGAGAAGTCGTACCGCCCCTGACCGGCAAACCCTTGACGATTTTCCCTGCCGAGACTGTGTTCTCATTAGAATCAGCCGACACCCAGTCTTGAAAGTTGCCCGCTGAGCAGTTCTTAATCAAGCCATTATTGCCGTATACAAACATGTACGGATGCAGCATCACGACCCCGCCCGAGACGCTGATGTTGTTATTAAACGTCAATGTCAGAGCGCCTGCAGTAGACACCGTGTTTGAGAGCGTGACGGTCGTTGTGCTTGAGCCGACCACAACTACTGTGACTGTCGTGTTTGCGGGCACGCCTGTGCCTGTGACAGTCTGACCTACGGCGATTAAGTAATTGATTGATGCGATCGTGAATACGCTGGGCGGACCGATCACCATCGTGCCCACAGCCGTGAACACACCCACTTGGCTCATCGCCCCGCCGGGGAAGTCACCCACCAATACAGGCGTATTCAGTGTGTTATCAATGTGCGCGAGGTTAAGCCCCGGATGCGCCACGATCGTCTGATTGCCCGAGCCGCTCGAGTCAAAACCAATATCCATTTGCCACAAGTTGTTTGCGTCAGCAGTAAAGTCGCTCAGCGCAATGTTGGTCGGTCCCGAACCCACGCCGTCGTCATCATCCGTTTGCCACTCTTGCAGACCATCGCTGTAGCCCGAGTAGACATAGTTCAAGCCATTTGCTGAGTTCAAAATCATGCCACGGCTAATGCCCGCAGCGTTTTGAAAGATGCCCTTAAATCCGCCAATCTTGCGTGGGCGACCGCGCTGAAAGCGCACCCACTTTCCATCCACATACACAGGCGCATCAAACTGTGTGCCGTCGCGTTGGATGCCCGGCTTAATGTTGAGCGATATGACTTTGGCTGTCATTCTAGAATGTCCCGCCAGAGATACCGACAGGAATCAGGAAACCGCTTGCCGTCAGCGTTGCTTGGTTAGAGCCGCCGAGAGCAAAGCCGATCTGATTCGTCGCGGGTTGATACATACCCGTCGTGACGTTACCCGCAAAGTTAAGCGATGGCGCCGCCGCTGAGCCGGGGTTAATGGTGAGCGAAGTCACCACGCCACCCGATGCAGAGCTTGAGTTAAAGACGTTCGTGCCGTCACAGATAACGGTCAACGTCTGACCCTGTGGCACGGTTGCTGTTGCCGCGCCCGAGGCCGCTGTTTTAAACGTCAGAAGGTACGAACCCGTTGTTTGGTTGTTCAGGTAGTAAATCTGCACCGTAGAGGGCAGGATAACAATTTGGTTTGAGGTCAGTGCGCCAAAGTATTCTTGCACGACGTTGGCGTACTCAACCGCTGTGAGGGTCGTCGTGCCACCCGTGACAGTCTTAGCTAGTTGGGTGTAAGCAAACGTGTTTGAGCGCCCGTAAGCGAACGTAGAGTAGCCGTTGATGCCGTTAGATACGACAACCAATGACTCCGTGAGCTGAAGCTGTTGGAACGCATTAGTATCAATCGTGTCGGTGCCGCTCGGGGCAAGCGTCAGAAGCCCTGAGCCGCCGTTGCGCACCATGATGAACCAACCGTTACCCACTGTGTTTGCGCTAGGTAGCGTGATCGTACCCACGCCGCCCGCCCAGACCAAAAACTGAGCGCGGTAGGTGCTGTTTAGTGTTGTGGTCGAATAGACTGTGCTTTCAAGGTACTCTTGATTGAGCGTCGTGTCGATTGCGTACAGACCGTAGCCTGCGAGCGCTGAGGCATTCGCAGAGGACGTGCCCGCGCCAAAGGTGACCGTTGACCAAGTGCCGTTATTTGTAGTGTTGTTCGTTAAGAAAATGTACTGCGCAACGCCCGAGGCAATAGATATGATCGTGTTGCCTGAGATATCTGTGACGGTAAAGGGGTTTGAGCCAACGTTCTGAATCAGTACGCTCTGACCCGTGCTCACTTGCAGCGCAGAGGGCATCAGGAGCTTTAAGCTCGTCGTGGTCGCAATGACTTGAATGATCGCAGCAACAACGTTTGTGTTGGTCGTGCCGTTAATTGGCCAGTCAAGCACCGTGTTTGTAGAGATCGT